ATTCATTCCTGCTTGGGAGTGGTTTCAGTCTGGCCCTCTCCAGCGTCTTATGCCGGGCGGCGCTATCATTATTGTAATGACAAGGTGGTCAAAACTTGACTTAACTGGGCAAATTATTGCCCAAATGGGTCGAGAAGAGGGGGTAGACCCTTGGGAAGTGGTCGAGTTTCCTGCCATCCTTGATGACAAGCCACTTTGGGGGGCTTTCTGGTCTCTTGAGGAATTACTGTCTAAAAAAGCAGGTATGGACCCCCGGTACTGGCAAGCCCAGTACATGCAGAACCCCGTCTCTGAAGAAGGCGCTCTTATTAAGAGGGAGTGGTGGCAGATATGGGATAAGGATGACCCGCCCATGTGCGAGTTCACCATCATGTCCCTTGATGCTGCGCAGGAAGCTAATACCCGTGCTGACTATAACGCCCTAACTACTTGGGGTGTGTTCTTTAACGAAGACACTAAAAACTACGCCGTTATTCTACTTAATTCCATTAAGAAACGTATGGAGTATCCGGAATTAAAGCAGCTAATATTAGAAGAGTATAAGGAATGGGAACCTGATGCGTTTATCGTAGAGAAGAAGTCTAACGGCTCGCCGCTCTATCAAGAATTTAGACGCATGGGCATACCTGTTGGAGAGTTTACTCCGGGTAAAGGACAAGATAAGATTGCACGCGTGAATGCGGTGTCTGCGCTGTTCCAAGGTGGAGTGGTGTTTGCACCTGATCGCAGATGGGCAAGAGAAGTTATTGAGGAGTGCAACGACTTCCCGTCGGGCACTAATGACGACTTAGTTGACTCAACAACACTAGCGCTCATGCGGTTTAGACAAGGTGGGTTTATCAGGCTTGCAAGTGACGAGCCGGACCCAATACCACTTTTTAAAAGCAAGCGTGGCCAAGGCTACTATACAGTTTAAGGACGAATCATGTTAGATAAAGCACTATATCAAGCACCTATGGGTATTGACAGTATGGAGGCCGAACCGATCGAGATCGAGATTGAGGATCCAGAAAGTGTGAAGATTGGTATGGGCGACATCGAGATTGATCTTGTTCCTCAGAAACAAAGCAGTGAAGGGTTTGATGACAACCTCGCTGAGTACATGAACGACAGTGAGTTAGCTAGTTTAGGCAGCGAGCTCGTTGCAGATTTTGACAAAGACATTGGTGACCGCAAAGACTGGATACAGACATACGTAGATGGTCTCAAACTTCTTGGCTTAAAGTACGAGGACAGGACAGAGCCATGGCAAGGCGCATGTGGCGTGTTCCACCCGATGCTCACTGAGTCTGTTGTTCGCTTTCAGAGCGAAGGCATTATGGAGACCTTCCCTGCCGCAGGTCCCGTGAAAACACAGATCATTGGTAAGGACACACCCGAGAAAGAAGAAGCCTCCACACGCGTGCGTGAGGACATGAACTACCAGCTTACTGATGTGATGCAGGAGTATCGCCCTGAGCATGAGAAGATGTTGTGGTCATTACCACTTGCAGGTAGCGCGTTCAAGAAGGTGTACTACGACCCAAGTCGTGGTCGTCAAGTTGCTGTGTTCATCCCAGCAGAAGACATCGTCGTGCCATACGGTGCAGCAGATCTATCTACAGCTCCTCGCGTGACTCACGTCATGCGTAAGACAGAAAATGAGTTAGCAAAGCTCATGGCAGCGGGCTTTTACAGTGATGTGGACTTAGGTGATCCCGTCCATCAGCTCGATGATATTGAGAAGCAAAAAGCCCAAGAGCAAGGCTTCACTGCGATACAAGACGACCGCTATCGCATACTTGAGATGCAGGTTGATCTTGATCTGCCCGGTTATGAAGACATAGATAAAGATGGCAACCCCACAGGTATTGCTCTGCCATACATCGTGACAATCGAGAAGGGCACATCTACTATTCTTGCTATCCGTCGTAATTGGTACGAGGATGATCCGCTTCACTTAAAGCGTGAGCACTTGGTTCACTATCAATACATTCCGGGGTTTGGCTTCTATGGATATGGTCTTATTCACCTTATCGGCGGATATGCGAAGAGCGCGACCATGCTCATCAGGCAACTCGTTGATGCAGGTACGCTCTCTAATTTACCGGGCGGACTCAAGTCAAGAGGGCTCAGAGTTAAAGGTGACGACACGCCGATCGCTCCGGGAGAGTTTCGTGATGTCGACGTACCAAGCGGTTCCATTAGAGACAATATCCTGCCTCTGCCTTACAAAGAACCCAGTCAGGTTCTCTTCGCGCTGTTCCAGAACATTGTGCAAGAGGGTAGGCAGTTCGCATCTTCAGGAGACATGAACGTCAGTGACATGAGTGCGCAAGCACCCGTGGGTACTACACTTGCTCTGCTTGAGAGGCAACTTAAAGTGATGGGTGCGGTGCAAGCTCGCATGCACTACTCGATGAAGCAAGAGTTTAAGTTGCTCAAGAACATCATCGCTGACTACACACCAGAAGACTACAGCTACGACCCGATCGAGGGTTCACGCAAGGCCAAGAAGTCTGACTACGACTCTACTGATGTGATTCCTGTGTCTGACCCCAACGCGGCAACAATGGCGCAGAAGATTGTTCAGTATCAAGCTGCGTTGCAGCTGGCACAAACTGCTCCACAGTTATATGACATGCCGCTGTTGCATCGCCAGATGATTGAGGTGCTTGGCATCAAGAACGCTGCGAAGTTGATCCCCATCGAGGAAGACCAAGTGCCAACTGATCCAGTCACTGAGAATCAGAATTTGCTTACAGGTAAGAAGCCTGTCAAGGCATTCATGGAGCAGAACCATCAAGCTCACATTACTGCACACATGTCGATGGCGCAGGACCCCAAGGTGTTGGCGTTGATGGCTAACAACCCGATGGCTCAGCAGATTCAAGCCGCTGTCATGGCTCACGTCAATGAGCACTTAGGCTTTGAGTATCGCAAGCAGGTCGAGATGCAGATCGGCGTATCTCTGCCTACAGAAGAGCAGAACAAAGCAGTGCCTCCAGAAATCGCAGACCAGATAGCTGTAATGATAGCGCAAGCGTCTACAAACATCACGCAAGCAAACGTTGCAGAAGTCCAACAGCAAGAAGCTCAGCAGAAGATGCAGGACCCCATCGTCCAGATGCAGATGCAAGAGTTGCAGTTGAAGCAAGGTGAGTTGCAGCTCAAGCAGCAAAAGCAACAGATCGAAGCAGCCGCTAAAGCTGACCAGATTCGTATTGAAGAGTCTCGCATTGCAGCGCAGAAAGAGATCGCAGCTATGCAGGTTGCAGCCACATCTGCAGCGGCACGCGATAAGTTAGCCCGGCAATCGGAGATCGAAGGAGCAAGACTGGGTGCGGATATTGCGAAACACAAATCGCAGATGTCGCATCAGAGAGCGCAGGCTGTTGTCAATAGGACACAGAGCAAACAAGCACCACAACCACCTAAGAAAGGGGATTAATTGAAAGAGTACAAAGTACTGGCGCATGTCGCCAGAGAGATTGAAAAATATCGACAGGAGCGAGAAGCCTATGTTGCAGCGGGTAGAGCCGACAACATAGAAGACTATCGCAGTGTCTGCGGGGTAATCCGAGGTCTCAACCTAGCAGAAAACATCATTAATGAGCTCGTGCAAAAAATGGAAAACTCTGATGACTGAATTTGACGTAAAGGCAGTTGATTTGTCTGGCATCCTTAATACAAGTGCTGAACAAAAAGCTAAACAATTACCTGACCCTAAGACTTTTCATATCCTATGCGTGGTTCCTGAAGCCATGGAGGAATATGCTGACAGTGATGTCGGTTTGATTAAGTCTAGTCAATCTATGCACTACGAAGAAGTGCTAACCCCTGTGTTGTTTGTCGTCAAGCTTGGGCCTGACTGCTACAAAGATACCGCTCGTTTCCCTAGCGGTGCGAGTTGCAAGGAAGGTGACTTTGTCATCGTCCGACCAAATTCAGGCACACGCCTGAAGATTCATGGCCGAGAGTTCCGCATCATCAATGATGATTCGATCGAGGCTGTTGTTGAAGATCCGCGCGGAATTACCCGTGCTGCATAAAGGATGAACCATGCCAGTACCTGAATTTAAAGGCGAAGAGTTTGAGTTTCCTGATGAAAAGGAAGCTAAGGGTAAACCCGAAGAACCCGCATTTGAGATTGAGATTGAAGACGATACTCCAGAACAGGACCGTGGCCGTAAACCAGCCCCTGCTCCAGTAGATGAAGTTACAGATGAAGAGTTAGCTTCTTATGATGAGAAGGTCCAGAAACGGATCAAGAAATTCACAAGAGGCTATCACGACGAGCGTAGGGCTAAAGAAGAAGCCGTACGTGAACGCGAAGCAGCAGAAGCCTTTGCTCGCCAAGTCTATGAGGAGAATAAAAAACTCCAAGCTAGACTGGAGAACGGAAGCAAGGTTCTAGTTGAGCAGACTAAGAGCGCTGCTACTAGAGACCTGCAAATAGCTAAAGAGCAATATAAGAAAGCTTTTGAAGCTGGAGACCCAGATGCTATTGTTCAAGCTCAAGAAGCTATCGCTAAAGCGGCAGTACGGGTAGATAAAACCGCTAGTATGAAGCCTATCAAGGCCAAAGAACCCGCGTTTACTCCCCCTCCCCAGAGGCAAGAGCAACCTGCTAACAATATCAACCCCCGCACTAAACAGTGGCTAGAAAAAAACAATAGCTGGTTTGGCGTGGAAGAAGATATGACAAGCATGGCGATGGGGCTTGACAGGAAATTACAACGCGAGTATGGTGCGGACTATATTGGTACGGAGGAGTATTTCCGAACAATTGACGCTACCATGCGTAAACGATTCCCCGAGCATTTTGATGACGGGAGCTACGAAGTGGAAACGACTTCTAAATCAGTTTCAAAACCGGACGTGGAGGAGACTCCCCGCCGTGCAACAAAACCCGCTAACGTTGTAGCTCCGGCTGCTCGTAGCACACCGCCTGGACGTGTCCGTCTAAAGCAGTCTGAAGTTGCGACCGCGCGTCGTCTCGGAGTGCCGATTGAGGAATACGCAAGACAGGTTGCTTTACTTAGAAATGGAGATTGATTATGGCTGAAACACAAAACCGTCTGAGCCGCGAACTAGAAACCCGTAAGGCTGCTTACCGCCCCGAATCATGGCGTCCGCCTGAAACACTTCCTATGCCGGACGATCGTCCCGGTTGGAAACATCGGTATGTTCGATTGAGCACAATGGGTGTTGCAGATCCCGGCAATATCTCTTCTAAGATGCGCGAAGGATATGAACCCTGCAAAGCAGAAGATTATCCCGAGTTAATGATGCACGCATCCACTGAAGGTCGCTTTAAAGGCGGCATTGAAGTGGGAGGATTGTTGTTATGCCGGATTCCAGAGGAGTTCTTGCGTCAGCGAGCTGAGTATTACGCTAAGCAGAACAAGGCCCAAATGGACTCGGTAGACAATAATTTCATGAGAGAGGAAGATCCTCGTATGCCTCTGTTTTCAGAGAAAAAAACGAAGGTCTCCTTTGGTTCTGGTTCTTAAATTTTTTAGGAGTTTTAAATGGCTTATCCCACCATTGACCGTCCATACGGTCTTAAGCCGATCAATTTGATCGGTGGTCAGGTGTACGCCGGTCAAACTCGCCAATACGTAATTGCTAGCGGTACAACCCCCGCTATCTTCTACGGTGATGTGGTGAAGATTATTGCCGGTGGCACTGTTGCTAAAGATGTAGGTGAATCTACTGCCACGCCTTGCGGTGTGTTCATGGGTTGTTCCTATGTTAACGCTCAAGGTCAAGTGATCTTCTCTCAGTACTTCCCCTCTGGCACTACTGCGCCAACTGGCACTCAGATTACTGCTTACGTAGCAGATGATCCTGACCAGCTGTTCAAAGTTGTGTTGGTTGCTGGCGCTACTGAAGATGGTAACGGCTTGACACCCGCGTTCTTGGGTCGCACCGTCATTGGCGGTAACGCTCAGTTGGTCCAAAATACTGGTAGCACCTTCACTGGTGACTCTGCTATCGGCGTCTACACAGACGGCGCTACAGTTACGCCTTCGTTGCCTATCCGTATTATTGACGTTGTTCCTGATACTGCCAATTCATCTGGCAACTTCTGCGAACTGATCGTCAAATGGAACGCAGCTTACTTCACCCTTGCTGAAGGCACACCGAACACAATTACGTGGGCTGGCGGTCATCAGTATCTCAATCCGCTTGGCGTTTAATTAAGGAGCATTTAAATGGCTATTTCACGCGCACAACTGCTGAAAGAGTTGCTCCCCGGCCTGAACGCCTTGTTCGGTATGGAGTATGCTCGTTACGGCGAAGAGCACAAAGAGATCTACGAAACAGAGACCTCTGAGCGTTCATTCGAAGAAGAGACCAAGCTTTCTGGCTTCTCAGCTGCACCTGTCAAAAACGAGGGTTCTGCCATCGCTTATGACAATGCACAAGAGGCATGGTCTACTCGCTATACACACGAAACCATTGCTTTGGGTTTCTCAATCACTGAAGAAGCGGTTGAAGATAACCTGTACGACAGCTTGTCTGCTCGTTACACAAAGTCCTTGGCTCGTGCTATGGCATACACCAAGCAAGTTAAGGCTGCCGCAGTCTTGAATAACGGCTTCTCCGCTACCTATCCCGGTGGTGATGGCGTTTCTTTGTTCAACACTCAGCACCCCTTGATCTCTGGTGGCTACAACAGCAACACACCTTCTACCCAAGTAGATTTGAACGAGACTTCTTTGGAAGCCGCCGTTATTCAAATCGCCGCTTGGACAGACGAGCGTGGCTTGCTGATCGCTGCTAAACCCAAGAAGTTGATTGTTCCCCCAGCTTTGATGTTCACGGCCAAGCGCCTGTTGGACACTGAGTTGCGTGTTGCTACAGCCGATAACGACATCAATGCTATCAAGCAGATGGGCGCTATCCCTGAAGGCTACACTGTCAACCACTTCTTGACAGACAGCAACGGCTGGTTCTTGACCACTGACGTGCCTAACGGTCTGAAGCACTTCGTTCGTACACCGCTGCAAAACAGCATGGACGGCGACTTCGACACCGGCAACGTTCGCTATAAAGCTCGTGAGCGTTATAGCTTCGGCTGGTCTGATCCCCTCGGTATGTGGGGTTCTTCAGGTTCTGCCTGATGAGTAAGGCATTGGCGGTGTGGTGAGTACACGCAGATCGACAAGACTAGGATGCTGGGTTTGAATCCCAGACAATGCCACTAAAGGGCCCCTAAAAAGGGCCCTTTTTTATTTGTTGCATTCATTTTTCTTTTGTTGTATATTGCAATCAACCCGGGGTTATCCGGTGTTCTGACAGTCCCGGCTGACGACATGCAGACAGAACACCCCCACTTGCATGTAAGGAAAAATCATGGCACGCACCACGTTTAACGGCCCAGTCGCATCTCAAAACGGTTTTATCACTGGCCACCAACCCACTTCTTTAAACGCGATTAACGCGACAGCTACAGCTACTGCAGCACAAGTTGCTGATGGCTATATCACTTCTACCTCTGCTTCAACAACCACCATCACTTTGCCTACTGGCACTGCTTTAGGTTCTGCTATTGGTGCTACTAGAGGTACATCTTTTGACCTGTATGTTGACAACACTGCTGGCGCAAGTGTAGTTACTATGGCTGTTAACACAAACGCCATTTTGTCAAGCGCTGCTGCTGACACTGCTGGTTCTTTTGGTGACTTGACTATCGCTGCTGGTGCAACCGGTCTTGCTCGTTACACCATCATGTTCTCTAGCCCCACAGCATACGTGTTTACACGCACTGCTTAATTAGGAGCATCCTATGACGATGCAAACAGACGTCCTATCGACGCACACAGAAGCTACAGGCACTATAGTGTCGGCGCGTACTCGCCTCAAAGGTTATCAGTGTATTTCTGGGGGTACAGCGGGAGATATTATTTTCCGTGACGGTGGCGCTTCAGGCACTATCCGTTTGCGTTTTAATATTGGTACGGGCACTCAACCAATTGGACTGCCTATTCCCGGACAAGGCATTTTGTTTAACACAGACATTCATGTAACTTTGCCGACATCGGCAAAAGTAACGGTGTTTTATGGCTAAGAGTCCAGCATGGCAGAGAGCAGAAGGGAAGAACCCCAATGGCGGTTTGAACGCCAAAGGGCGAGCCTCTGCGAAAGCGCAAGGCATGAATTTGAAACGGCCCCAGCCCGAAGGCGGCTCCCGGCGCGACTCTTTTTGTGCGAGGATGAGTGGCATGAAAAAGAAGTTGACCTCTGCCAAGACTGCCAACGATCCGAACTCGCGGATTAATAAATCTTTGAGAGCATGGAACTGCGCAGATGGTGGCTATGTAACTGCGGCTGATGGCTGCGCTACAAAAGGCAAGACAAAAGGGCGGATGGTATGAAACAAGAAAACGTTGAAACCATAAAAACTGTAGCAGACGGCGTAGCCGTTGTTACGGCTGTTGGTACGGTAATGCAACTACTTCCTGCGGTTGCCGCACTGTTTACGATTGTGTGGACAGGCATGCGGATCACTGAGATGATTGCAGGCAAACCTTTTGCTGAGTTAATTCGCAGGAAAAAAGATGCCAGCGACGAGTGAAAAACAAAAGCGGTTCATGGACGCCGCCGCACACAACCCACAGTTTGCAAAAGCTGCGGGTATTCCTGTTTCTGTTGCCAAAGAATACAGCGAAGCTAGCAAAGGTAAGAAATTTGGTTCTGGTGGACCAAAAACCCGCGCAGATGCTCAAAGCATAAATAAATCTCAAACTAATCACGGCAAAATGTCCGTAATGAAAGGCGGCGGTATGGCAGAGTCTAAGGCGATGATGAAAAAAGAAGTTGGCTTTATGAAAAAAGCTGGCGCACCCAAATCAATGATTAAACATGAGGAGTCAGAAATGAAGGGCATGAAGAAAATGGCTAACGGCGGTATCACTTCCGCAAAAATGGGCGCTGTCAAATCTGGCGGCTTTAAAGGCAAAGGCGAACACGCTGTGCAGTCCAAAGGTATCTCTAAAGGTACTATGGTCAAGATGGCTGGGTCTAAGCCTCTGGGCATGAAAAAAGGCGGCAAGTGCTGATTTAAGGAGCCAACCATGGCACGTAGAAAAGATTTAGCTGGATTAGCCGCCCTCGCAGGGCTTGGCATGTTGATGGCTCGCAAGAAAGCTGGTAGTGCTGAGCCTGTTAAAGCTTCGTCTGCAAGCGAAGCAAAAGAAACAAAAGAAGCACCTAGCGAGTCTGAAGAAGACCCGATGGAAGCTGCGAACAAGCGTACAGAACGTACCTTGATTCCTAATGAGCGTGGCGCTGCTGGTACATCTGAGGCTGTGTTTCCGTCCAGTAAACCCGGTAGTGGTAATCGCCCCGCGGCTAAACCCGCAGCTAAATCTGCGACTGATAACGTGCCAAGACTGATAGACAGGACTCCACCTGTCGGTACAGGTTCTGGTGGCGGTCGTGGCCCTACAGCAGAAGAGTTGGCTGCATATAAGCCCCCAGTCTCTAGCAAGTATCCTGACATCCGTGGCTCCGCCGCTGATAGTGAACGAGCTAACATGCGTAAAAACATCCGTGAGGGTTCACAAGCTGTTGAAGGCGTGTATCCTGAACAGATGATAGGCGGTCCCGGTTTAAAGACCATGCACAGTATTGCTAAAGGTTTGGCTGGTCGTACAGCTGCTAAAGAAGCTCCAGCAGCTGCTTCTCCATACCTTAAAGAACTTCCCGCTCCTACAAAACAGCTTACTGGTCCTTCCAAAGCTGACTTGATGGCTCGTGATCGCGCCGCTCGTGCTTCTGGTCGTAACGAAGAGATGTTGCGTGAGAACGCTCGTCGCTCTGGTCTTGACCCCGACAACATCAACCCAGAAGTTGCTAAGCGGGTACGTGAAGGCTTAGGCGGCAGTGACTTTAGCTTGCCTATGAAGAAGGGCGGCAAAGTCAAAGGCTACGCTAATGGTGGTTCTGTCGGCTCTGCGTCCAAGCGCGGTGACGGTATTGCCTCTCGCGGCAAGACTAAATGCAAAATGTATTGAGGTGAATCATGGCTGATATTGAATACAAAACCCCCCAAGACGTAGCTGATGAAAAGGCTCGTAAAAAAGCTGGCGCTGCTTATGACAAAGCAATGCCCGAGCCAGATACTACAACTGGTAACTTTGAAGGTTATCGTAAACAAAAGCAGGGCGAAATTGCTGAACGAAAAGCGAAAAAATATCTAAAGCGCAATACGATAAGTCAGTTAAAGATTACGAACGGGATTTGGCTTTAGACCCGCCTGATAAGAATCCTATCGGGTACAAGATGCGTAAATTTGGCGACGCTGTGGGCGATAAGGTACGCGGTGTTGGTGAGTTCTTTAACATCAATAACATGACGAGCATGGACGATAAGGCCAAGATGCAAGCTCGTAAAGATGTTAAAGGTTACGCTAACGGCGGATCAGTTTCTTCTGCGTCTAAACGTGCTGATGGTATTGCCACCAGAGGCAAAACTCGTGGGACGATCATCACATGATGGCGTGCAGAGGGATGGGAGCTATTGCTCCCTCCAAAATGCCTAAGAAGAAGGTCATTCAACGTACGGATGACCCGAACAATGTTGACATGTACGCTGACGGCGGAAAGGTCGGACTCTATGCAAATATCAATGCAAAACGTAAAAGAATCGCTGCAGGGTCTGGCGAAAAGATGCGTAAACCTGGTAGCGAAGGTGCGCCAACTAATCAAGCGTTCATAAACTCGGCAAAGACTGCGAGAAAATAATGGCTATTACATCCGGCACCTCCTCATTTAACCTTGACCTTAGTGAGTTGGTCGAGGAGGCGTTTGAACGTGCCGGGGGTGAGCTACGCACTGGATATGACTTGCGTACCGCACGTCGTAGTCTCAACATCATGTTTGCAGATTGGGCCAACCGCGGCATCAATATGTGGACTATTGAGCAAGGGACAATCCCTCTGGTTCAAGGTCAAAACACGTACGCTTTACCGTACGACACTGTTGATCTTCTTGAGCATGTGATCCGTACACAAGCTAATATCCAGAACAACCAAGCTGACCTGACAATCACGCGTATTAGTGTTTCTACGTACGCTACGATCCCTAACAAGATTCAGCAAGCCAGACCTATTCAGGTTTGGGTTCAGCGTTTAGATGGTCAGAATTCCCCAACTAGCTTGACTTTGAGTGGCTCTATCTCGTCTACAGTCACGCAGATTACGCTTAATTCAGTCATCGGCCTACCAGCTGCTGGGTTTGTCAAGATTGACAACGAGATCATCAACTACGGATACATATCAGGGAATACCCTATATAACTGTTTCCGTGGGCAACAAGACACAACTGCGGCCTCCCACACAAGTGGCGCTACGGTCTATCTGGCTCAAGTTCCTGCTATTACTGTCTGGCCCACTCCAGACTCTGCGCAACAGTACACGTTTGTTTACTGGAGACTGCGCCGTACACAAGACGCAGGTGGTGGCGTGAACGTGATGGATGTACCGTTCCGCTTTATTCCTTGCATGGCTGCTGGCCTGTCCTACTACATTGCGATGAAAGTGCCTGAAGGCGCTGCCCGCTTACCGATGCTTAAACAGCAGTACGATGAAGCTTGGCAGTTAGCGGCTGATGAAGATCGAGAAAAAGCAGCTATCCGTTTTGTGCCGCGCCAACAGTTTATTGGTGGAGGCACTTAATGGGTAATCGGTTTGCTTCTGGCAAATGGGCAATTGCACAGTGCGACCGTTGCGACCAGCGGTTCAAATTAAAAGTACTGCGTAAAGAAATCATCAAGACGAAGAACTACGACTTGTTGGTTTGCCCTGAGTGCTGGGACCCCGATCATCCACAACTGCAATTGGGTATGTACCCTGTTGACGACCCACAAGGTTTAAGGAATCCACGCCCTGACCGCAGCTATTATCAGTCTGGTTTGAGTGGGTTGCAAATTGAAAACATCAATAGCCCAGCAGTAAATGCTGATGGCTATCCAGAAGGCGGTAGCCGAGTGTTTCAATGGGGCTGGAACCCAGTTGGTGGGGCCAGATTTTTTGATACTGCTTTAACACCAAATGACTTGGTTTTATTGTCAGAAGTTGGTACAGTAACGATACAGATAGGAGCCTGAAAATGGACGCAAAGAAAGCACTAAAAGCACACATGGCTAAAGGCATGAAGGCCGCTCATCCCGATGCAGCGGTTAAGAACATGCGAGCTGGTGGCAAGACTAACAGCGACATGCTGAAGATGGGTCGCAACTTGGCTAAAGTTGCCAACCAAAAATCCCCCGGTCGTCGTGGAGGCTAATATGGCAACAACTAAAGTTTACCGTCAACCCAAGATTGTCCCTAACGTTGTTGTAGGTGAAGAATCCGCTAAGGAAACTATGCGCAAGGCGAACACGTCTGTAGCTAATACACGTAGCAATGACTATCCACCAACAAAAACTTCTGGCATCAAGATTCGTGGCACAGGTGCTGCGACTAAAGGCGTGATGGCCCGAGGCCCAATGGCATGAACTACACCGCACTCAGCAACGCTATTCAGGCGTATACGGAAAACACTGAAGCAAATTTTATTGCTCAGATACCCGTGTTCGTTCAGCAAGCTGAGCAGCGTATTTACAACACCGTTCAGTTCCCATCACTTCGCAAGAATGTAGTGGGCGATGTGTCATTGACGACACCGTATTTGTCTGCACCAGATGATTACTTAGCCACATATTCCTTGGCTGTGATTGATGCTACTGGCAACTACGAGTACCTGCTGAACAAGGATGTAAACTTCATTCGCCAAGCGTACCCAAAAGCAACCGACACAGGACTGCCAAAGTACTACGCTTTGTTTGGCCCAACAGTCTCAGGCGCTGCGATTTCAAACGAGCTGTCGTTCATTCTTGGTCCCAAGCCAGATGCAAACTACCAAGTTGAGTTGCACTATTACTACTATCCAGTGTCGATCACAGTCGCAGCCAGCGGCCAGACATGGTTGGGTGATAACTTTGACTCAGTGCTTTTGTACGGCTCGTTGGTTGAGGCTTACACCTATATGAAGGGTGAGCAGGATATTATGGCGTTTTACAACACCAAGTACCAAGAAGCACTAGCGTTGGCTAAACGTCTGGGCGATGGTATGGAGCGTCAGGATGCGTATCGTTCTGGTCAGTTTAGACAGGCGGTGACCTGATGGCAATCCAACAAACCACGACCACTAGCTTTAGAGTTGAGCTGCTCCAAGCGATTCACAACTTTGGCCCTACGTCACCTAACACTTTCAAGATTGCTCTGTACACAGGCGCGTCTAACATTGGACCCGGCACAACTGTGTATACGACAGCTAACGAGGTAACTGGTACAGGCTACGTCGCTGGTGGTAATACGTTGGTGATCTCAACTCCTCCGACGGCTACCAACAATGCTAGCCAAGTACCCACTGCGTTTATTTCGTTTAGCAACACAAGCTGGACAAGCGCATCGTTTACATGTCGTGGAGCCTTAATTTACAACGCAACACAGGGTAATAAATCGGTTGCGGTGTTAGACTTTGGTGCAGATAAAACTGTAGCTAATGACACGTTTCAAATCATCTTCCCCGCTTCGGATGCTAACAGCGCGATCGTGCGCATCTCTTAAGGACTCATCATGACTCAAGAATTTTCTAACTTTGGCGACAACGCACAGATCACCATGCAATCTAATGTTGTTGGCTCCGAGACTATCGGTATTGAAGGCGTCTACCATGTGGTGTGCCGTGATGCTGAAGGCAATGTGAAGTGGGAAGATCAGTTCCCCAACTTGGTTAACGCTGTTGGCAAACAGTTGATGCTCGACACATTGTTGTCTGGCACTTCTTACACAACCGTTGGCCCATACCTCGGTTTGATCTCTGGCGCTAGCCCCACATTCGCTGCATCTGACACTATGGGCTCGCATGGCGGTTGGACTGAGTTCACTAACTACACAGTTGGTGGTTCAGCAGTTCGTGGCACGGCGTCATTTGCTTCTGCTACTTCTACTGGCACAACCCCAACCAACGTGACAACTAAGACTGCTACGGCTATTACGTACACCATCACAGGCGCTGGTGGTACAGTTGGCGGTTGCTTCTTGGTGACCGGCTCTGGCGCTTCTTCTACTCAAGGTAATACTTCTGGTACGTTGTATAGCGCTGGCGCATTTGCCACTGCTAAAGTTACAACCGCTGGCGATACTGTTTCAGTTACATACAGCACCACTGCAACATCTTAATAAGGGGTCGTTTAAATGGCTCTGGCACTCTTTGATCGGGTACAGGAGACCACGACAACAACAGGCACCGGCTCGGTAACTCTGGGCGGTGCTGTACCCGGCTTTCAGTCGTTTGCTGTCGTTGGTAACGGGAACACTTGCTACTACACCATCGTAGACGGCTCTGCGTGGGAAGTGGGTGTTGGTACGTACTCTACGTCTGGCCCTACGCTTGCGCGTACAACGATTCTCTCTAACTCTAATGGCAACACTTCGGCCATTACGTTGGCGGCTGGAACCAAGAGCGTATTCCTGACATACCCAGCAAGCAAGTCAGTCAACTTAAACGAGAGCGGCAACGTCAGTCCTTTGGGCACAGTGTCCTCTGGTGTATGGCAAGGCACAACTGTTGGCGTAGCTTATGGTGGCACAGGTGTAACCGCATCTACTGGCGCGAACTCCGTAGTGCTGCGTGATGCTAGCCAAAACATTACCATCAATCGAATTAACCAAGGTTTGCTGACCACCACGGCGTCTGGTGGCACAACAGTACTGACTGCGGCTTCTGCATTTAACCAAGCTTTGGTAGGCACAGGCGGCCATACATATCGACTTCCTGACGCAACAACATTGTCGGACACAACCGCGTTCCAGTTCAACAATAATTCCACTGGTACGTTGACGATTCAGAATAACGCGGGTACATCGGTTGGCACTATTGCTCCGGGCGGCGCTGCTGGTATTGCTCTGCTCTCTAACGCCACGGTTGGCGGTACTTGGGACGTCCACGCATACATCCCTGAGAACGTAACTTGGGGAACGAACGCACTCGCCCTTGGCTCTACAGTTATCACAGGCGGCACATGGAATGGCGGCACGATTGCCACAGGCTATGGCGGCACAGGTCTTACAAGCTACACAAGCGGCGGCGCAGTTTACGCTAACAGCTCTACAACACTGACATCTGGCACTTTGCCAACTTCGGCTGGTGGTACGGGCAACACTACAGGTCAAGCCGCTAGTACTGCTTCTTCAGCCACGTTCAATAGCGGCGGCGCTGGCGGTGCGTCAGGTTCTACTTTTAATGGTTCTGGTGCTCTGACTGTTAGCTACAACACGATTGGCGCACCAAGCGTATCCGGTACAAACGCTACTGGTACTTGGGGTATTTCAATTAGTGGGAATGCGGCTACGGCTACCTACGCTACAAACGCTGGAAACGCAACTACAGTAAGCAGCATTACTTCTGGGCAAGTTACAACTGCTTTAGGTTACACACCCGACGCAGTTAATTTCTCTCGTTTTGCTGGGGACCTGAACACTCTTGGTGTTTCTAATGCTACATCGGGCGTGTATAACATTGGTGCGGGGTACACAAATGGCCCCGGCAACACCAGTCTTTATGGAACACTACAAACATACTGGAATGGTGACATATCCACGCAGTTTTGGTTTTCTTATAACGGTGATGCGTATTGGCGCAAGTCCATAGGAGCTACCTATGCTGGAACCACTTGGCGCACAATTCTTGATTCTTCTACTTATAACTCCTACGCCCCAACATTGTCAGGCGGTGGCGCTACTGGCACTTGGGCAATTAATATTAGCGGGAACGCTGCTACGGCTACGCTGGCCACATCTGCTGTAACACTGACAAGCACACAATCAAGCTGGGGCACAGGCGTTATCAATAATGTTATTGGCATGCTTGCGTGGAAAAACTACGGTAACGGCCACGTTATTTTTGATGCTTCAGCAGGTACTTCACCAAGCGGTACTTCAATAAGTAACACTAACCCTCAAAACAATTGGACTGGAACATTCCCAACATTAATGGGCTGGAACGGCGCAAACACTTATGGTGTTCGAGTAGATTCCGCAAGGGTTGCCGACAGCGCAGGCGCAGTTGACTACAACGCCCTAACAAACAAAGGCGGCGGTACAGGCTCGTACATAACAAGCGGTGACTACCGTGCGCCCATTTTTTACGACAGCAACGACACTAACTACTACGTAGACCCCAATTCAAACTCAAAACTATATTACTTACAAGTTTTGGGTAGCGGAGTGTTTGACGCCTCAACATCTTTAAACGTAACAAACAACGCTTATATTTATGGCAGAGCGCAAATTATTGTTACAGGTCGTATAGATAATAATAATGATGGTTGGGCATTAGCGACTCCTAGAAATGGAATACTATTCAACATAAATAATGGTGGCGCGCAAGGCGCGGTTGGTACAACTAATTTTAATTTGCAGTACAACCTGTTGACGGGGCAGTTTGGCGTCATGACTGCTTATAATGCTTCCGCCCCTTCAATTTATTGGTCAAACGCAAACGCCAACACATACTTAAATGGCGGCCTATACGCGCCAATCTTTTACGACATTGACAACACTGCGTTCTATTTAGATCCGGGCGGAAACTCGTACCTAAACGCTACGTATTTTGATTTTGCCCCGTCCACTGTAAATTTTAGAATTACGACTGGCCCCGGCACTTTTAACATTGGTGATGACGACATTGTCAACCTTGGTACAAGCGCAAGTGCAAGATCGCCAATTTTTTACGACTACAACAACACTGCGTATTACGGTGACTTTGCAAGCACGTCCAATATTTACAACTTAACAATAAATGGGGTTATTGGGGACGGTACTGCACCTTTACGGATTACTCCCGTTTCAAGTTCTGGCTCGTTCCAGTGGGCATCTACTGCTATATCAGCTTCGCTTGGTGGCGGGCAAACAATGCTGCATATTCTTGGAAATGCGTTGAATACGGGCAATAGTGGTTATCTAGGCTATAGATATGTAAGCTCGGCAAACGGCGGTAATTTTGTATCACTTGGTTTTTACGGTAACGACAATCTTTTGCGTGTTTACCACAGTGTGTACACAGAAGCATCTGGGTCAATGCGCTCGCCTATTTTTTATGATTTGGACAACACTGCTTACTACGTAGACCCCGCTGGCACTTCAAACCTGAACGTAGTAGATGTGTATGGCAAACTAACTGCTGGTTTTGGTGTTGGTAGACCTGCTTCATTAAACGGCTCTAACTGGGCTGCGCGTATTGGTGCAAACGACGTTTACTTGGTGATGAACTCGTTGAACGAGTCAGCAAGTTACGCCTCTGCTATCCAGTCAATGCGTACAAGCGACGCCGCAACGTTTCCGTTGTTCTTAAACCCAAACGGCAGTAATGTAACAATTAATCAAAACTCTAGCATGGGGTTTCCACTTGGAGTAAATGGAATCATTTATTCCAATTCAGACGTCCGTGCGCCAATTTTTTACGATAGCGCTGACACAGGCTACTATTTAAATCTTAACAGCACATCTAATTTATATACTGCCATCTTTAATTCGGGTGCAACTTTTTATAGTGACGGCTCAAGCCGTGCAATGTACATTCGCGGCTCTGGGAATATTATTCAGTTCTGTGATACTGACGGCACATTCCGTTGGGAAAACGTTGGGCGTAATGGTACGTACTATGTTTACAAAGGATATGGAACCGGCGCAGGGTTTAAGTGGCAAATTGATGATTCTGGCAATCAAACTTTTAACGGCATAGTCACGTTTAATACGGATGCTCGCGCTCCAATTTACTACGACAGCAACAACACTGCTTATTACTTTGACCCTGCCGGCACAAGTAGACAGTTTTCCACTTTTGATATTGCTGCTGATGGCTCCACCGGTTACGTTGCGTCTCGCCTCTACTTAAGGTCTCACGACAACTATAGAGGTGCCGGAGTATTTATGTTCGGTACTGGCAGCAGTTGGTTTGCTGGAACCCCATATACCGATTTTAGTGGTCAGTATGTTATTAGCCGAATTGCTGCTGCTAATGATGAAGCAGCCGCAAACCCTGCTTATAAATTATTTTGGGTTGATAGTAGCGGTAATGCATCTACCACCGCATCAATGAGGTCGCCAATCTTCTACGACAGCAACGACACAACCTACTACGTAAATCCAAACGGCGTGTCAAACCTGTCTAACTTAACAGTTGGTAATTACATTCAAACCCAAGCATATCCCGGGGTCCTAATAACGGGCAATCCAAGCTACAACTACAATTTTTTAAACGGTTCTTGGACTAGCAGTATTACTGCGGGGTACCTTGCAAACTGCGCAGACCAGTGGGAAATGGCGATTCACGACTCGGGTGAGCGTGTTGTTTCTGCGTTATTTTTTCAGGGCGGCCCAAGTAATAACTATATCTTGATGGGGCGTGACATTGGGTGGGGTACGACTTATGTTCAAGCCCAACAATCTTTTCGCGCTCCAATTTTCTACGATAGCAACGACACCGGATACTACGTTGACCCAAACGGCAATTCGTATATAAATACACTAAATGCTGCGTTTACAAATTTCCGTTCGCATATAGACATTTACGGCCCAATCTATAGTTATAAAGGCGATACAGGATATATTCTTCAGTCGTTTAATCAGTCAGCAAGCAACGCTGCGCAATTCAACATTCGACACAGCCTTGGCGACACGATAATTGAAAACACCCGTGGGGTGACGTATGTTTATGGAAGTTATGTTCAAACTAATAATAGTTTACGTGCGCCAATCTTCTACGACACCAACAACACTGCCTATTTTTGCGACCCAACTTCAGTATCAAACTTTGATGGTTTAACTGTTAATAACAGCATTACTGGATATGTAAACGGAGCGTCCTTTAATAACGATAGCGAAACACAAGCCAACATTACAAACCGTGTAACGTCTGGTTTCTGGCAGTATAGCGCTGCGACAACTGCGCTTGGTTGGCCTGTTAACTCTGGCAGTTGGCAGCACTTGTTGGCGTGTACGCACAGTAATGACGCCAACTACTATTCAATGCAGCTTGCTGCGACGTTCTTTGACCAAGGTTTGTTCTACAGATCGACTAACGGCAATGGTTCGACTGGCTGGTCACGCCTTGTCATGTACGGCAACAACTACGGTAGTTCTATATACGGGACTATTTTTTACGACTCTGACAACACCGCGTACTATGTAGATCCAGCTGGCGGTAGTCGAACAGGGGGAATCAACGCTGATTCGTTGTACTCATACGGCAACGTCACTGCGTATTCTGATGAGCGTTTAAAAACTGATTGGGAAGTACTGCCGTTTGACTTTGTGGAAAAACTTGCCAAGGTTAAAAGTGGTACTTACACTCGCATTGATTCTGGAGAGCGCCAAGTCGGTGTTGGCGCACAGAGCCTTCAAGTAATTTTGAAAGAAGCTGTGTCAGAGGACCAAGAGTATTTAGGTGTCAATTACGGTAACGCTGCTTTGGCTTCAGCTGTAGAATTGGCAAAATATGTAACCGCGCTCGAGCAGCGCATATCTCAACTGGAAGCGAGGCTTTAAATGGCAATTACTTACACATGGGCCGTCACAGGCATGAAAGTCACAACCGTTGGCTCCGAAGCCGACTACGTTATTCAGACATACTGGACCAAAACCGGTACTGATGAGAACGGCAACACTGGCGTGTTCAGTGGCGCTACACCTCTGGACCCCAACCCAGACCAGACTGATTTCATTCCTTACGATCAACTAACACAAGAAATTGTGCTCGGTTGGATTCAACCTGTCGTTGTTGGCGGTTACGAAACCCACGTCAATGACGCTATCGCGGCCCAAATTGCGGCTAAGATTGACCCCGTAACGGAGCCCGCATTACCTTGGGCCCCGCCTACACCCCCAACCCCACCAACTCCCTAAAAGGAAACTTGAATGAACGATAAGATCAATATTGGAGAAGTTACCGTTGCAGAGTTCAACGTCATCATGAAACAGCTGGCCCAAGGCCAACTGGGTGAGTGCCTTGACTTGTTTATGAAGTTAAGCAAGCTCGGCCAAGATTTTCAGATGGCTCAGCAAAACGGCATCCGTCCCGGCCCTCCAGCTGCAGCTGACTTAAATTAAGGCTAAGAATGGCGCATCTCCCCCTTTGGTATTTAGGCCAACTAGACAGCGATACTTGCAACCAAGTGATTGCCGAGCTGTCTGGCATCGAAGTGCGCGACGCAACGATGGGGGTAGATGGCACTGAGAAAGACACCAGCACACGCAACACTAACGTGCGTTTTGGTGACTCAAACTATTGGTTGGGGGAACACTTTGAAAGGTTTGCCCTAGAAGCCAATAAACACTGTGGGTGGAATTACCACATCACGAGCCGAGAGAATGTGCAGTTTGCTGAGTATGGACCCGAGCAACACTATGCTTGGCACACTGACACATTCACCCTTTCCGGTAAACCCGACGACCGCAAGTTGACCGTGGTTTGCCTACTGAACGATGAGTTTGAAGGCGGCGAGTTCCAAGTGCGTTTGTATAGCGACTACACCGCACCGCTGCAAAAAGGGACGATCATTGCGTTCCCATCCATTCTTGAGCATAGGGTTATCCCTGTAACTTCTGGCATTCGCTACTCAGCCACTGTTTGGTTTAACGGACCAAGGTTCCGATAGGAGCTTGCCGTGTTTGGCATAGCAAGTTTTGCCCAGACTTCGTACTCTTCCTTAGCTGGGACAGCGTTTACACTGTCCATTACCGAGAGTTTTTTTGCCGCAGATGCTAGCTCACAGGTCTTTGCGTTTTTGCAGAGCATCTCAGAAGACAGCGTTATTGATGACATTGACTCTACAGCGGGCGATTACTTTGCGCTTGTTTACGAAAACTCAGGCGTTGCCGACTCCAGCACCCAGCAGTATTCCTTTCCGTTTAGCATATTTGAGGACTCTGCTCTTGCCGACAGCGCCAGCATTCAAGCTGGGTTTGCCTCGTCTATCTCTGAGAACTCGAACCTTGCCGACACTCAAGAGGTTTACTCTGAATTCCTGTTCTCCATTCTGGAGCCAATTGACAACGTCGACGACTTCTCAACTCAAGCGTCTAACTTCGGCCAGACAATCACCGAGAACTCTGACCTTGCCGACCAAGAGTCAATAACCGCCCAGTTTGCCCAGAGCGTCACCGAGAACTCCGATCTTGCCGACCAAGAGTCCATCACAGCGCAGTTTGCCCAGAGCGTGACCGAGAACTCTGATCTTGCCGACGACATCAGTATCCTTGCGCAATTTGTGGTGAGTATCAGCGAGGACGCTGTGTTTGTTGACTTGTCGAGCCAGCAGTCTGAGTTTTACCAGTCCATTACTGAAAACGTCACGATGGATGACGTGAGGGTCATTACCGCCCAGTTTGTAACCGCCTTGACCGAAGCGCTGCGGTCCGACGACTTCTCGGCCCAGACCTTTAATTTCAATGAGAGCATCATTGAGAACCTGAACTCTGCCGAATCCGCGACGATTATCTCGCTGTTCTTCTTGACCATTATTGAAAACCTGAACTCGGCGGACAGCAATACGGCAAGCCAAGGTTTCTATTTCAACATGACCGAGAACGTGTGGGTAAATGACCTCCCACAGATTCGCGCAGACTTTAGAACAAGTATTGCCGAAAACGTTGTAATGGCGCAAAATACGGTCGTTGTTGGATGGTTCAAAATCGTTAACAATATGGATGCGTATTGGGCGTCGATTACCGATACACAAGCAGCCAATTGGAATGCGATCAGTACGTCTCAGAGTGCTTCATGGACAGGTGTTCAAACTACACAATCCTCTGGGTGGACTTTAATAGAAACACCTCAAAATCCGTCATGGGACGACATAAACAACAGTTAGATATTCCAAAGGAATGAATCATGCCAAGCACCTTTTCCAATCTGAAGTTTGAGCTAATTACGACGGGCGAGCAGTCGGGCACATGGGGCACAACGACCAACAGTAATATTGGCACTGCAATTGAGCAAGCCATCGTTGGTATGGCGACTCTGACCTCTGCTAATTTCACATCTAACGTAGCTACTCTCACACTGTCCAACACGACCTCTGCTCAGAACGCTCGTGCTTTGTGCTTGGTAGTTTCGGCAAGCTCTTTGGCTGCCGCCGGTACGATCAACGTTCCAGCTATTCAAAAGCCGTATCTCATCATTAACAATGACTCGTTTGCAGTTACTGTCAAAGTTTCTGGATTGACAGGCGTGCTGGTCCCTGCTGGCAAGCGTACTGTGGTGTACAACAACGGCACAGATGTTGGCAATCAAATTGACTATCTGTCTACTCTTACTCTCGGCACTGCACTGCCTATTGCTTCTGGTGGTACAGGCACAACATCTACAACCTTTGTAAACCTTGCTACCAACGTTACCGGCAACCTACCTGTAACTAATCTGGGTGGCGGCACTGGCGCTTCATCTGCTACATACTGGCGTGGTGACGGTACATGGTCTCCCGGCGGGCAAGGTGCTCCCGGACCTACTGGCCCAACTGGACCCACCGGACCTACTGGCGGTCTCGGCCCAACTGGAGCCCCCGGACCTACAGGCCCCACTGGACCTACCGGCCCCACAGGAACAGCTGCGACTATCTCCGTAGGTACAACCTCAACTGGACCTGCAGCGGTTACTAACGTTGGCACATCTTCCAACGCGATCTTCAACTTCACTGTGCCACAAGGTGCAACTGGACCTACCGGACCGACTGGCCCAACTGGGCCGACTGGCACTGGATCACCCGGTGCTGCGGCAACTATTGCCGTTGGTACAACTTCTACTGGCCCTGCTGCTGTTACAAACGTAGGCACTTCATCGGCTGCGGTGTTTAACTTTGTAGTGCCACAAGGCACAACCGGACCCACAGGCCCAACTGGACCGACTGGACCCACAGGCCCCGCCTCGACAACCCCCGGCCCAACCGGACCCACAGGTCCTTCTGGCCCCACAGGAAGCCCCGGACCGACTGGCTCTCCCGGCACAGCTGCAACTGTGTCCATCGGCACAACGTCTACCGGCCCAGCCGCAGTTACTAACAGTGGCTCATCTTCTGCCGCTGTATTTAACTTTACTGTGCCTCAAGGCCCCGCTGGTCCTACAGGTTCAGCAGGTGCAACTGGACCCACAGGTCCCACAGGTCCCACAGGTGGTCCCGGCCCAACTGGACCCACAGGCCCAACTGGAAGCGCTGCAACAATCACAGTAGGTACAACTACAACTGGCCCAGCGGCTGTGACAAACGTAGGCTCTCCCTCGGCTGCCACGTTTAACTTTGTTGTGCCGCAAGGCGCAACAGGACCTACTGGCCCAACTGGACCCACAGGTAGCACAGGCCCCGCAGGGCCTACTGGCTCTACAGGAAGTCCCGGTGCTGCGGCAACTGTAGCTATTGGTACTACCTCAACAGGTCCAGCTGCGGTTACTAACAGCGGCTCACCTTCTGCGGCAGTATTTAACTTTACTGTCCCACAAGGCTCTACTGGCCCGACTGGACCTACGGGCGCGCCCGGCTCTGCTGGAAATACAGGACCCACTGGCCCCACTGGACCCACAGGCGGTCCCGGCCCAACTGGACCGACTGGCTCTCCCGGAACTCCCGGTGGTACTGGACCTACTGGACCTACTGGCCCCACCGGACCTACTGGCCCTGCCGGACCTATTGCGGGTTCTAACACACAGGTTATCTACAACAGTGGCGGCTCAGCAGCAGGCTCTGCTAATCTGACATTTGATGGTACAAACTTAACTTGCGGCGGCAACATCACTGCGTATTCTGATGAGACGTTGAAGACAAATTGGCAAGCATTCCCGTTTGACTTCATTGAGATGTTGGCGCAAGTGCAGAGTGGTATCTACGATCGTATTGATTCAGGTGTCACCCAAGTCGGTGTAGGCGCTGGCTCGCTTGAAAAGGTTATGCCTGATGCGGTTCAAACACATGAAAATGGGCTTAAATCTGTATCGTACGGCAACGCTGCTATGGCTGCTGTGATCGAGCTTGCGAAGCGTGTTGTGTCTTTGGAAAAGCAGTTGAAGGATAAGGAGTAAGTTATGGCAGGATATCTTCCAGCGTCTGGCAACTCTCTTTCAATGTCGCAGATTAATTCTGTCTTTGACAGTCGCGGCAATAACTTAAATGCATATCGTGGCACAACGTGGTACACAGCTGCTGGAGGCTCTGGCACGTTTTCGTCAGGCACAATTTCGTTTAACGACTTTTATTTAAAGGGTCCAAGCCCCGCTCGCACATTCTCTTTAACACAATTACTTGAAATTGAGGGTTTTGTCTTTCAGACGGGCACTGCTTATGCTGAATATCAGTTTAATGGTGAT